TGTGGCAACTGTTGTAGTTATACCACTTGCATTGCCAACCCACACATATCCTTGTTGTAAAGATGATGTAAATGTACCACTAACTAATAGGGAAAGATTTTGTAAATCAACTTTAGATGCAGTACCTACCTTAACTACTTCAAATGAGCCACTAGTATTTCTTACACCTACTGCTGATAATATTTGATTATTGTATGGATAAAATAATAAACCTCCAGCATTATTTAAATCTACTTGTTGATTAAATACATTAAGACCTGTAAAAGTATTAGAACCGGTTGTTGCAAAACTACCTGTATCAAATGTACTTCCACTTACATCAGGAATATTCACTGCAAACGTACCATTATTACCTTTTGTAAAAGTTAAGTTACGACTTCCGGTATCAAACGATGCAGTAATTAAAAATGAACCACTCTCCGTTTCAGTAACATAAGATGAGGTTGCAGAATTTAATGCATTGATACTAATTTGTTGAGAAGCTGAACTTGCATTCAAATTACTTATAGAAATCGCCTGGCTTGCTGTGGTTGAATTTAAATTAGTAATTGATATATTGACACTCGCCGAAGTAGATTCTAAGTTATTTAATCTTATATTCGTTGATTGAGTATAAGAGTTAAATGAAGATGTACCCACAAAACTGCCAGTATCAATTATAGATGCAGTTATATTAGCTGCGAATATGTTTCCTGATGAACTTATATTAGTACCATCAAAAGAAATATTTAAAGATTGTCCAATACCATCTTGTAGTTGATTCATAGTACCTGGCACTAAAGCATTATTAGTTCCTAAGTGTGCTAATGATTGATAACTCTGTGATATGTATAAATTACTTAAACTTCCCATTTATATTATTTTTTATTATTTTATGCTGTTGACCATGTTTTTTGTGTTGCGTTAGACCCAGATGCCCAACTTTGGAATGTTGTACTCCAAACTTGTGGCTCAATCCATCTTAAACAATTCGGACAATCTCCAAAATCAGTAAAAGGTAATGCTAAAATTGGTAAATTTACTAAATCGTAATCATCACTATTGTTAAATGTGCCGACAATAGTATAACAATCGTATCCATAAGAAGTAGTGATGAGGCCTTGTGATTGTGGTGGTACATAATTAGTAGCAAATACTTGTCCAACACTTCCACTAGAAGTTAATACTGCTTTATATTGTACGCCACTTAAACACTCTGTAATTATATATCCACTACCAATTGGATTAACTAAGAAAAATAAACATCTGTCTTTATTGTTATGTGTTGTAAGACTAAACTCTGCAGTCCAACCTGCAACACCATTATCAAATCTATCCGCAAAAGGGGTACATATAATGTCCTCATTGATTTCAAATCCCTGAACACCTCTTTGTGTGTAAGAAGTTAAATCGTTCAGTATTGCAAGTGTATTTGCGAATACATCTACTTTATCATTGACTTGATAATAAGGAATAGTTTGTTCGTTATTTCTAGGGTCTGATTCGTTATTTTTATTCTTTACTTTATCAGCAACCATTAGTTGAACTCTGAAATCAGTTACAGAAGTTCCAAAATTAGATTCTAAAATCTGTACATTACAAATAGGATATTCAGGAAACTGCTTACTATCAAAGTCTGGAATATCGCCCAATGTTACCGATTGAATAGAAGGGTGATTAGACATTATTGTTCTAAAATAATTTATTAAATTATAATAAAGAGTATAATTAGTTCCTGTATTATGTATTATTTGTTGACTCATATTAATTAGGATATAATTCAAATAGACAACGATTCTTGTCGTTATGTGTTGTTAAAGTAAATGTTATTACCCAGCCAGCTAATCCGTTATCAAATCTTTCTTCAAATTGTTTACAACTTATAGCACCATTAATATCAAAGCTAGTAACTCCTCTTTGTATAAAAGAAGTTATGTCATTTGCAATTGCAAGTGTGTTTGACGAAATATCTACCAAATCATTTACTCCATAATAAGGTGATGTTTGTTTATTGTTTCTACTATCACTTTCATTATTATTGTTCTTAACTTTATCTGCAACGATTATTTGCATTTCATAATTAGTTGTACTAGTTGCAAATCTAGTTGATGGTATTGTAACATTAACAACAGGGTATGCTTGGAACTCTCTCTTATCAAACTCATCAATCTCTTCTGTTGATACTGATGCAATAGATGGATGTTGTGCCATATACTCTGCAAAGAAATTAATCAAATTGTAATAATTTGTATAATTTACATTTATATTTGTTAGTAATGGAGTTGCCATAATTATAATTGAATACCACCAAAATATTGATTACTTTGGTCAGGATAAATTTGTGTTTGGTTACCTATTGATTGTAAGTATTGAGGTATGTTGTTTGAATATGCAATTAGATAGTTTTGTAATCTTAATGCATAATAGTCAGCGTTATTCAATGCCTTAGTTAAAAGATAATCAATCTCATTTTTTCCTGGTGCAGTACCTTGTTCACTTTGTTGTTTAACTGCACCATTTGATTTGAATTGTACATTACTAAACGGAATATATTCAACGCAAGAATACCACATCAATGTATTTTTAACATAGTCATCTAATAGGTCTTGATAATATATTGACAAGTTGTCCACATTGTTTGCAATGATTTGTGCCTGTAAATAATCAAATAAGATTGTACCTAAAAGATTCTTTAAGTATTTATCTTGAGCAGTTCTAACGAATGGTAATAAAGCATCTGCATCAATTGCTCCTTGAAGAGGTGTGTTCTTAATTATATCGTTTCTATTAATAAAAAGTGCGTATGCCATAATTTATTTTTGTTTATATATTTCGTATTCTTTTTCAAAAAATGCAGTACTCAAACTTATATTAGGTACTGGTTCGGTTTCGAATTCAGCATCTTGTGTTGTTTGGTCTCCTGGATTTTCTTGAGTCGCTGGGTTCTCCATAGACTTATTAGTTTCATCTTCTACTTGCTCAATTGATTTACCTGTCTCTTCTGCAGTTTGTGATAATAAAACTAACGGAGTTAATTGTTCAAAGTATAATTCCATATTATCATATCCACCTTCTGTCAATGCCATATCTAAACTATTTAAGATTAGGTTTTGGAATGGAGAGATAGTCATTGTTTGTAAGATACTAAATGCAGTTTTCATTTCCTCTGATTGAGAACTGAAACCATTATTTGTGGTTCTTATACCAAATAATAAAGGAGACGTTACTCTATGTGCTACAAGTATTCTATCTTGTGTGTATGTTGCTACATAGTCATACTTCTCATGTAGATTAGGTATGTCAATAATATCAATCGTAGGTTTAGTTGCAGGGTCATCGTTAAATGATAACATAAATCTACCTGCGTTATCTGTTCCTGTAAATTTAGCTTGAACTAAATCTTCAATTGTTTCTCTTTCTTCAGGAGCAGGTACACCATTATTAAAGTTTAACATTACTGCCGGCAAGAAACCATTTGTAATATTATTTAAATGTAGGTTACTAATCTCACCTTCCGTTACTGCGAATTGCATTGCTGCAACCCAATCAGGTAATGAGTAATAATATAAACCTGGTGAGTAATGTTTAATGTAAAGTATTTCACACTTCTCATTAGACGTACCGAATGCAGGTATTTTCTTTTTGTTTTTAATCTTTCTTTGGTCGTTCCAATCAGTACAATAAAAATAGTTTTCTATTCTAGGATGTGAATCTAACTTCTCTGCTCTTAAATATTGAACAGGTACGTGATAGAATTTAATTACCTTTGTATGCTCATCGTTCCAATATACTTGATACGCACCATTGCCATATAATTTTAAATCAAATGATACTCTCTTAGTTTCTTCTTGTGGAATTAACTTTTGTAATATATCATTGAATGCTTTATCTTTAGAGTATACACCCTTACCATATATCAAATCAGCGATACCTTCTACGCATGCTGAGTTAGTCGTACTTACATTATAAGTCATTGTTACTGCATCAAAGAAATCATCGTGCCCATAAACACCGAATGGAATCCAATTATATCGTGTTTTAGCATCTTCCGTTATAATAGGAAGCTGATTATTATTTACATTAACGATGGAGAATTTTTGTTGTTGTTTCATATTAATTCAAAATTATGTATCTATTTTCACTAGCGTGTGAAGTTACTGGAGGTATTTGATTTTCGTATACCGATTTGTCTATTGATTGTGATGCATATACTTGTATTGAACCTTGCCATATTGCATCGCCTGTTGCGTTGCCTGGATTGTTTCCTGCACCTTGATTGTAAAGAGTTGCTCTATATTCAGCAGCAACATATGACCCACTAATACTTCCTGTAAATGCTACAAAGGATTCGTATGGATTATAAGACATACTTGCCATTGACATTGTAAAGTTTTGTAAAGTATACATGTCTTGTAATGACATTGTAAACTCATTAGAGCCAGTAGGCTGAGTTCTAAATGTATATGCGTTTGATTGAGATATGTAATATGCTAGCATTAAGTATTGTTTATCTTGTCTGTATCTAATAATAACAAATAATTATCCAATAATAGTTAAAACAAAAAAACCCCACTCCGAAGAGTAGGGTTTAATATTTTTAAT